AAATTGCAGCAGCCCTTCCGCAAGTAAAAGGGTTAGGTGATGTCAGTGATGAAGAATTTGACTCTTTAGCACAACGAGCTACGGATGCGTTTGATGATTTAATGGATTTAGGCATGAATGTAGAAGCTAGATATAGTGGGCGAGTATTCGAAGTTGCAAGCACTATGTTAAAGAATGCCATTGATGCTAAAGCAGCAAAAATAGACAAAAAGCTCAAAATGGTAGAATTACAATTAAAGAAACAAAAGCTAGACAATGATAAAGGCGATGAAAGCCAAGATATTACAAATTCCAGCGTTATTATCTCAGATAGAAATAGCTTGTTGGAAAAACTGAAGAATATGAAATAAATACACTATTAGGACTGCTATATGAAATCGTTTAAAGAATATCTTACTGAAAGTGTAGAAGAAAAAAAGTACTCTTTTAAAATTAAAATTGCTGGGGAATTACCCGAGCATGTAGAAGATACTATGAAGGCTGCTTTGGACAAGTATAAAGTGTCTAGTTTTAGCAAAGGAAAAACTACACCAATACAGGCAAAATTGTCAGATTTTCCTACACTAGAAAACACCCACATGACCATTTTTGATGTAGAATTAGATTATCCTACAACTAGTCAAGTGCTAACTGCTTACATGTCAGAACAAACAGGAATAGACCCTTGCTGCTTACGTGTGCGCAGTTTAAAAGAAGAAGATGAAGTTGAATTAAACAATGAACATATGTCTGACGACAGTAAAAAATCTGCATTACTAAGTCAAGATTATCAAAAAGAAAATAATCAAGAGTTAGTAGGAGAGAAAAAGATCAGCAGTCTGCTTAAAGAATTAGCTAAGATTAGTAAAGAAACTCAGCCAACACAATACAAGGGTGTAAATGATAAAATACTTGCTAAATCTTCACCAAAAGAAAAAGCATCATCGACAGAAAAAGTTTCTGCTTCGCAAAGTGTGTTAAAAGGAAAAACAAAATGAATTTTCAAGAATTAATGGCTCGCATGGCTGAATTAGACCAGCCAGTGCAAGAATCAGATAAAGCAGATAAAGATTACGACGGTGACGGCGAAATTGAATCAGGCAAAGACGAGTACATGGGATCTAAAGACAAAGCTATCAAACAGGCAATGGGTAAAAAAGACGAGAGTCTTGATGTTTTAGCAGATCAATTAGAACAAGATATGGACGAATGTGGCATGGGACCAATGAGTATGCCTAGCATGAACAAGCAACAAGATAATGTTAGCATGAATGTTAGTATGAACGGATCAGGCAGCGGCGGAATTAGGGACCTAATGAATATTCTTAGAAACTTAGAAAAGGGCGACGATTCTATAGATCACGATCATGGAGACCATGACATGGATTCTCCTGGCATTGACATGCCAGGTATGATGGTAATGAAGAAAGAACCGGTACTAGGTGATGAATATGCTAATAGTCCAGACGTTCAACTAGGACAAGATAATTTTCCTATAGATCACGGTGACGATCTTCACAAATCAAAAGACAGCTACAGCGATAAACCATATAGAGGTGATAATCCTATGGCTTTAGAAAGCTACAAAACAAAACTTCATGCAATGTATGAAGACATAAAAAATCGCAGTTAAAAACATACGCTACTAACCAAATAGCCCCATTAAGGGGCTATTTTTTTGTAAATAAAACTATGGCAAGCAAAAGTTTGGATGGTGTCCTAACTAAAAAGGCACACACAAAAGAAACCTTTACAGAACTTCAAATAGAGGATCTGTTAAAATGTGCGGATACTGACAACGGGTATCATTATTTTTGCGACAACTTTTTTTACATACAGCACCCTGTAAAAGGAAAAATGCTGTTCGAGCCGTATGACTATCAGTCAAGATTATTAGATGCATATCACGGGCATAGATTTAATATTAATATGTTACCTAGGCAAATGGGTAAAACTACCTGTGCCGCCGGATACTTATTGTGGTATGCTATGTTTCACCCGGACCAGACTATATTAATCTCTGCACACAAATATACAGGTTCGCAGGAAATCATGCAACGTGTTCGTTATGCCTACGAGCTTTGTCCAGACCATATACGCTGCGGTGTAATTAACTATAACAAAGGCAGTATTGAGTTTGATAATGGTAGTCGTATTATATCAACTACTACTACAGGTAATACAGGTCGTGGTATGAGTATTTCATTACTATACTGTGATGAGTTTGCTTTTGTACCACCTAATATTGCCGACGAATTTTGGACATCAATTTCGCCGACATTGGCTACTGGTGGTAAAGCTATTATCACTAGTACCCCCAACAGTGACGAAGATACCTTTGCTACAATTTGGAAAGAAGCTAACAAAAAATTTGACGAATTTGGCAATGAACAAGATGTAGGAGTTAACGGCTTTTTTCCTTTTACATGTACTTGGGATGAACATCCAGATCGTGACGATGCATGGGCTTCACAAGAACGTGGACGCATTGGTGAAGAACGATTTCGTAGAGAATATAATTGCGAATTCTTAATTTATGACGAAACTCTAATTAGCAGTATTTGTCTTGCCGGATTAGACGGCAAGCAACCTATAATGAACATGGGGCAAACACGCTGGTACAAGACTCCTAGCAAAGATCACATTTATGCAATTGCGTTAGATCCAAGTTTAGGCACTGGTGGCAATAGTGCAGGCATTCAAGTGTTCGAACTACCTAGTTTCATTCAGGTTGCCGAATGGCAGCATAATTTGACTCCTATTCAAGGACAAATAAAAATTTTAAAAGAAATATTAAAATACTTACAAGATTGTGTAGGCGATGATAATAGTCGAAATATATATTGGAGCTTAGAAAATAACAATATTGGAGAAGCTGGACTAATCTGTATTAGAGACATAGGAGAAGAACATTTTCCAGGTCTTTTTGTCAGCGAACCTATAAGAAAAGGGCATGTGAGAAAATTTAGAAAAGGGTTCAATACTACACATAAAACTAAAATTTCTGCGGCAGCAAGATTAAAATACCTTGTAGAATCAGGTAAAATGAAGATTCACTCTAAACCTCTTATATCCGAGCTTAAAGCATTTGTAGCCGCCGGTATTACATTTAAAGCTAAAGCTGGAGAACAAGACGATTTAGTAAGTGCATTACTGCTTATTGTACGTATGAGCCAAGTTTTAGCAGATTGGGATAGCAGAGTCTTTGATACTTTCAGTTCTAATGAGGGCTTAGAGGATGAGGATTACGAGCTTCCTATGCCCATTTTTGTTTCAAGTATGCTTGGATAAATATCAGTATGGAAAAAAACTTAGATTTAGCTGCTCAAGAACTGTTTGCAAAATTAAGATCCACCTTTCCTAAGGTCAGCTTAAAAGATGCAGAAGGAAACCCTACTGACGAAGAAAAATTAGCTCGTCAGTTCGATTTTGAATTCAAAAAGAATAATATATCGTTGGGCAGTATTAGAATTGATCTTACCGAAGAAGACGGTCTTACAGTAATGTTTAGCAATGATGTAATTAAAGATCAATCCAGCAGAATAAAAACTATATGGTTTAATTTTATAGAAGAATTACGAAAATTTGCTAAACAAAAGATTCTTAATTTTGAAGTGAGAGATTTGAACCTAACAAATATTCAAAAACGTGGAGATTCACAAATGACTGAAAGTAAGTTGCAGGGTAGTTTAAAAACCAGTTATCAGGACTTAGGAGAGACTAAGTTAATTATTAGACATACTCAGCCAATTAATCCAAACATCCCAGCTGGTAGAACCATGCACATCGAAAGCATTTATATTGAAAATGCTCAAGGGGAAAGATTTAAATACCCAATGCGCCATATTAACGGTGCAAGGGCTATGGCCGAACATATTAGAAACGGCGGCATTCCTTACGACGATATCGGTCAATATATTGTTAGTCTCAGCGAAGAATTGTCTAATCTTAGAAAATTTAAGGGTTATGTAGGAAGAACTCCGGTTGTGTCAGAAGCAATGAGTGACATTACTGTAAGAGTAATTGAAAGAATAGAAGAAGTTAAAAAAGAAATAAATCAGTTACAAAAACACTCTTATTATCAGAGTTTTAGTGAATCGTTTACTAAATCAGAAGTACAAGAAATTCCAGAAGACATTATTAACGATTGGGTAGACAGGTTAACAATTAAGACATTTAATGAAGAATTAAAAGGTGTATTTCCTTACATTTATAAAATAGTCGGCCAAGATATTGATCCAATAAAAGAAATGAATTTTGACGAATTTGTTTCAGTAGAAGAAACTGGCAATTTATCTTCCGCACCAGTATCTATTGAAAAACATTCTTTAGATGTAGAACAACAATTTGAAAATTATCTTAACAAAATTTTAGGTGAAGGTCCCGATATTTTTAGTAATAATCAAGAAGAACAATCGGTGGCTATTGAAAAATTAAACAGTTTGCTAGCTCAAGAATTTCCAGTAGGAACAGATGGCACAAATGCCATTGAAAGTTTGTCAGAAATTATAGATGATAAAGAGCTTGTCGATGTGTTTAAAGAATTAGCTGATATTAACCCTGATTCAGATGTAAGAAATATTATCAAAGATTATGTTACTATTAAAGATCAAGAAA